TGCTGGTCTTTTGTTTAAGTTTATGTTTGTCAAATTCCGACGCGAACTCCATCGGCGCTGCCCTGCCAACAATCGACTCAATCTCGACATCTCTGCCGAAACTGCGATAGCCAGCCTGAAGCACCTTTGCCTGAGCCATAACGTCTTGACGCCTTTTCAACTCGACTTGGCTTTCTTTGCCAGTTGTTCCGAATAGACTAGGCATATCGAGTTTGTCGATGGCACTGTCAAAGCGGTACTCTTCCTCTTTGGCACTCGCCTCTGCGAAGTGTGATTCCAAAGCTTCCAAGCGAGAGTCATAGTGGTCGCGAATCTTCGTTAACTCACTAATAATCTCTTCGTCGTACAGGTCAGGGTCTAGCGAAACCTGATACCGTCCGCCCTTTGGAGTTTCCTCTTTGGTCGGTTCGGCTTTCGGCTCTTCCTTTTTGACAAACTGACCCTTCTCATTTCGAGTTGGGGATTCTTCGCCTTGCTCCATTGCCTTGCGGCCAGCTTCGAGCGCGGTCTTGTCAAATAGGCGTAGCGCCCTATCCAATTCCTCGCGGCTGGTGAAGTCGGACAACTCCGAGCCTTCAATGCCATACGCGGCTGCCTCGGCTTTCACGTCGTCAGTCAGCCACTCGGGGCTTTCTGGTTCGTTGCCGGTTTCCTCGCCCTGCTTGGCGGTATCACTGCCGGAATTGTCCTCGGCTGGTGTATCAAGTTTTCTGTCGCTCGGTTGTGGAGTACCGGCTTGTTCGTTGGTGATTTGCGCATCGGACTTCGTTTCGCCCTTGCGCTCCGCTTCCACTTCCTTCGCTACGGACTCAGCAAATTCTTTGATGTCGTCCGATGTGGTGTCCGGTGTTACGTCTTTAAGTTCTTCCAATGCCATTTCGAATTGTCCTTCGATATTTTGAGTTAATCAGAGTACCCAGCATCTTGGTCGTTCAAGCCTCGAATCCTGAGCCAATCCCTGCGCGCACGGCGGCTGGTGAATCGCATCTGCCCACTGTCCAGCACAGCAACGCCAGGAATCTTATGCGCATCCAATACCTTCCTTGTCTCTTTGACCTGCGACTTCATTACTCCGCAGCCTTCGGAGATGAGCGGGTCGTGTTCGGAGTAGGTGTCGGATACCATCGGTGGCGCTTCGAGCCAGTCCTTCTTCGGTGGAAGCAAATTGTCTAGTTCTTCCTTGGTGACTGTCCTGCCGTTGTACTTGCGAACTATCGTGCTCACTGTGCTTGTGCCCTTTGCGACATTGCTTGTTGTTGACTGTTAGTGCTTGATGCCCCCGACATCAAATCCCTTATCAGCGCGTTTGACCTAGCGTCAGCCGTGCCGCCATCGCTGACGTTGCGACGAACGTTCTCACGCACCGTATGGGCAGGAGACCGGACGGTATTCTGGTCTCCACCAAGCATGTCGGCTGGAGTAGCAAACGTAATCAGCTCGCGTATCTCCGGCTTGTTCATCAGCCGTGCTAGTTCCTCGACTAGTACCTGGACATTCAACGATGCCCCCGATGCCTGGAACATGGGCCAAAGCGGAGCAATCTGCTGCAAGACCTGGAAGTATTCTTGGACGTGCTGCTGGGGAGTCTTAAAGACCATCGAGTACGGTTCGACCTTGAACTCGTAGTCCACGAAGTCGGCATCGCGATAATCTGGTGTCCAGTCCGAAGTGACGTTAATGCCGCTGTTGCCCACGGGCATCGAAGTGCGTAGCTCAAGCGTCTGGTCCTCCCACATCAATCTCCCTAAATCAAGGATGCAGTCCGATGCGAAGTTAACCACAGCCATTCGCATGTCTGCGACGTTCTTGGACAACTGACCGTGAATCAATTCCTCCTGACCTACGGTTGCCGCTTGCGCGCCGAGTCCACCCATCGCCTGAAGATTGCCAGCGAATCGGTCGTATTCTCCTTGGATGAAAGTAGCCATCGCCATGTCACGCTGGTCAACTCCGCCCATCTCAAATTGTTTTATCTGCTCTGGGCTTTTACCTCTCACCCAGTCATTGCGAGCCGCTGTTCGAAATCGGTTAGCCTGATCTTCCTCGCCTGGAGGGTACACATTTATGATTCGATGCGCGTCAGAGTCATCCTCCATCCTGCGGTGAAGTCTGTTCTGCAGGTCGTGCATCCCCTTCAAGTTGACTGCAGGGGAGGTCGGTATGACGTTATCGGGTGTGTCTCCCAGAGAGAGGAACTTGTACGGTCCCGCTTGTGAGCCAACCCAGTCTCGTTCAATGAGCGGTTCGATGTCTTCCTGGTCGCACGCCATCGTGGCAATGGAATTGTTCTCGGCGATCCACACATCCATCAGCCAGACCATATCCTTCATGTCGTCGTCTGCAGCCTCCCCCTCGCCTGACGCGATGTCTCGCGCTGCCCCCGTCTGGTCGTGGTGCTCTCGTCGCGTGGGCTTTAGCTTGTCTTTGACATTCTTCGAATAGCCAGGTTCATCCATGACCTTTTCGTAGTCGGCGCGGTATCTGTGGCCGCAGTACCGCATCTTAGTTAGTTCTTTGGCGGACATGTCCAAGATCAAGTCGTCGAGCGAAACGCGATTCAACCACGGTTCACCTGGGTCCATCCACACGTCTTCTTCCGACTCCAGCAGCCCGTGAAATCTTGTGTCAGTGTCGCGCATCATCACCACGCCACATCCAAGGCAGAAGAAAGCATCCAGGACAATGGAGCGAAACGTCTGGTCAAGCGCCATGTCGCTAATGAGTTTGTTCAGGTTGACTTCGAACCTGCGAGCGAAGGCTAGATTTTCCGTCCGTGGAGTAGAGACTAAGACCTGCGGATTATTCGCTGCCAAGGCGACAACGTAGATGCGTGCAGTCTGGTTGATAAGGTTGACAAGCGTTCGATTCTCAGCACCATCCTCAGCGTACCACGACCCAACGTAATCCTTTATCAATGCCTTACGCACTCGACGAAAAGGCTCTAAGGCATTTCGCGATGAACGGATAGCCTTTAATAGACGCCCTCGTTTTTCGTCGTTGGAGAGGTCAATCATATCGCAGCCTAAAAAAGAAAACGGGGCGGCTCTCGCCATCCCCGTTAAGGCTTGCGAATGTTAACGGCATCCTGAGCGGTAGCTACTCCGCTTGCTGCCTAAGTGGTTTGGCTAAGCGCCAGCCCCTTGTTTCTTCGGTATTTTGGTTCCTGTGTTTGATTCTGACTCGCCGTCTGCGAACCAAGTCTTTCGTGCTCGGGCTAAGTTGTCCGCAGCCTGAGTGTACTTTAACGCATCATCGCCCGTGTTGTTCGAACGGAGACGCTCCAGTACCACTTTCATCTTCTCTTCAAACAAATCTTCCATTGTTCTTACCTTCAGGTTTAACCTCTGAAATGGATACTAGCATTAGTAGCCCACTACATCACGAAGTCCATAGCCAGGGCTACCGGACTTCATCACGCGGCGCTCTTGCTGCTCTCGCCACAAAAAGCTCCCATACTCTGGAATATGACCAGTTTCTTCGTCTGTGTCAATCTTATGAACCGCATTGTCTGTACTAAATACCATCCAAGCACCAGCACTTGCTATGCTTCTATCGGCATGGTTCTTGTCTGACGCGCCCTTGTTTTTCGACGGTGCATGAACGATTTTAGACCCATCCCATTCATACTCGCCACACTCGGTAATCATCTCTTCTGACCTTGGAGTGAACTTTCCCTGTTCCATTGCGAGTGCCATCTGTTCGAACATGTCCGCTTTGTCCGCATCGCGGCACGGCCAGCCAGGCTTACGGCTTTTCTTCTGGGAACCGAGTTGCGTCACGTCCCGATAAAAAACGTTGCCATAATAAATAACTTCCATTATTTCCTTGGCAAAACCACCGCTCACGCCAGAATCTTCCCATCCCAGTAAAGCGTTCCTCAGCCACATGCACAGCCCGACCACCCGCCGCGCGAACGGACGAGGTTCCAGCCCCTTGATTGTGTACTCCAGCACCTGTTCGCCTGTCCTGTCGTCCAGAACGCTCATGACCGAGTTCGAAGAGTAGGCTCCAACACCACCCGAAGCAATGTCACAGCCAGCAGTGAACGGCCCCAGTGGCGGCGAATCGTCGAGTCCAGGACGGAACCACAGTTTCAGCAAACCATCTTCTCTAGGAATTAGCCCCGTGAGTTTGCACGTTTCTGCGTCGAAGACTGGATTTCCTATCCAAACAGGAGACTTGCAGTGCTGGCGCTTCATGCGGTCCAGAAGGTCTGAGGCAAAGACTTTGCCTACGGCTTCTCTCGGCGACCTATCAAGCTGTGAGGCGATTAGCCGTGGCGTTGCAGTTGGTCGTAAACACCGCATGTCATACCACGGAGATCTGACGCGATCCTCGTACTTAAAACCTTTGCGCTCTAGCCTGGACCGAAGATTTGGGGTCTCAGCATGGTATCGAGAGACTTCCGCTTGGTCATCTGGGTTTATTGCAACTGGCACACCAGATCGCACTATATAGGAATGCTTGCTATGAACCGGGTGGTCTTTCCAGTCCAGCACAAGATGGACACCATTCACTGCCGTATCGGGGTTTTCGCAAGCCTCATGAAATACCCCTTGGTCAGTGTAGCGCGCTGAAACCATGCGTACGCAATTGTGAACCAAAAGCGGGCGCCCACTGCCATCAATGACAGTGAACGCCGCCTTGGGACCACAGTTCAAGAGGTCGTACACCGGCGTCTTGGGTGGGGTGGAAGCAGCAAGGCATCCCCCGTAACGCCCCTCTTGACTCTGAGTCTTACACAATCGTCCGTCAATCCGGCTGCCCTTGCGAGTTCGGCTATTGTCATCCTCCCGAGCGGGCTGTCGACCAGCCTGCTGGTGCTTCGGTTGTTCGCCTGCTGTTCTGGAGTCTCCCAGCGGCAGTTGCCGGGTTCGTAGTCCCCATCGTTGTCGATCCGCCCTATAGACATTCCCTTGGGGCTTTCTGGCTTTTCTCCCATGTCCTCCAGGAAATTCTCGAATGATTCCCATCTCTTGCAGATCGAGATCGAGCGCCCACCATACCTGTCGTAACTCGTAGCGTTGGAGTTGTTGCACCGATACTTCATTCCCATCCATGACGCATACGTTGGCGTTTCCGTCATGTTGTGAGTCCGGGTCCTGTCTCCACCCGCCTGCCGTTTTACGCACCCACAGCTCGTGGTGGCCCCGGTCCTCAACTTGCTTCCCATCACCGTGGATTCCTCTCCGCAGTCGCATTGGCATAGCCACTTCGCTATACCGCCCTTGCTTGAGCCATTTCTCCCAAGAACCGTCAGGTGCCCGAATCGCAGCCCTGTCATGTCTTTCGCATGCATGCTTCCAACCCCTTGTAGTGAAAACCAAATGATCTGGCGTCAGGTTGATTCCGTACGAAGAAATCGTTTCCTGCTCCCCTTGATATACGCACCCTTCGTGCGCCACCCACATTGTCCCATCCCAAACGCGATGGTGCAACTCAACAGCTTCGATAGGCACCAATCCTTGGTCCGTGACAACGAGCGTCCCAGCGGCGAGACAGTTAGTCACGTCCTGAATAGACTCCTGCACAGCTTCGTCTTTGCCAGCCGCAACGAAGTCTCTTGCCCCAGCTTCGTCCACAGTGAACACGGTAGCACGACCACCAGCGGCTACGTCTTGCCCAGCAGAGTACCCTCGCAGCAGCGCACCATTATCATTGTTGATAAACGTGTGGTGCCCCAGGTGTCGCTCGTAATTTGGCCGCATCCAGAACGGCAGCTTCTCTATCGCCCAGGCCACTTTCCACAGCACGGTAGAGGAGTCGCTTTTGGAATCGATCAGGTCTTCGTTACGAGTCACGTATCCCGCCGAGAACATCGGATCTCGCAGCCAGCGGCGCAGATCGACCCATAGGTAGCCGAAGGTTCCGCCTTGCGCTCTTGCCTTGTCCAAGATAACGTCGACCGACCGTTCCTCACGCTCAGCGGTGTCTATGGCATCGTCCATTGCCACGAACACGGATTCTTGGTGAGGATAGGGGATGAACGGTACGACCTTGAACCGAGCTCGCGGGTCGTAACCATAGCATCCGAACGCCATCCAGAAGCAGACATCCTCCATGCAAGCCTGATACAAAATGTCGCGGAACCTTTTGTCTACCAACGCGCGTTCACGGCAGCGGATTCGCCACTGCAGATTGGCTACTGGGTCACGAGGAACAAGATCGTAATAGGGGCTGCTCACGTTCGCTTCAGAGCCTCCCCAATTGGCATAGTCTTCAGCCTAGCTCTGAGCGTAGATTCATTCAGCCCATGCAACGCCGCCCACTCACGGATGGTCCGCCGCTTGCCTTGGAACGCAATGCCACATTTCCCACAAGTCGTAGAGTGCCCCGAGCGCAGATGCCCAAGACGCACTGTCACCTTCTGGCCACAGTCGCATTGGCAAAGAAAATGGCGCTTGCCCTTTGTCTCTACCTCACGGATGACTTTGAGTTCCCCGTACTTAGTGCCGGGTTTCACTTCAATGCGTTTCATAGTTATGTGAACTTCCTATCCCTCTCCATACGACGAAGAGTATTCTCAGCGCTTTCGTCTGGAAGCATGGTATACCCACAGGCAATCGTACCACCCTTCCAAGAACCAGACCGCTCACCAACCTCGCCACTGAAACTAACGTCAATGGACTGTTTCTTTAGCGCAAACAGTGAGCAGCAGGTAGGCATCGCGCTCGCCTGCCTGCCCTTCTACGAAACCACGGCGGTAGTCTGTGGGTTCGTCTTCGTAGCGTTTCTCAGTTGGCGCTGGCATAGACCTACCATCTGGGTTGATAAATGTAGAACCGCTGGGACGAATGACGTCCATAGGGGCCGTGAGGATTATTGATGCTGTCAGGGGAGTGGACACTGCCGTACCGTCCATGCGGGTTGCTTACCGAATCCGGTCGATAGCGGTTCTCGCTCAACTCCCCGAGATACCTACCGCCAGAGTACAACCTCGGTGGATTCACCACATACCGCGCGGCTGGATTGCTGCCATACCGAACATACGGCTGGACCGTCCCATCATAATCAGTCTGACCGAAACACGGCGCTGCAAACACCATCACCAACAGTATCACTAGGCTTTTCATCGCTCACTAACCTCCAGAGATTGAACTAACTTTCTACTTCTTTCCACTATAGGTGAATGATACTTCCCCTGCTGTCTCGGGTCAATAGAGCTAGGATATTCCCACCATATTCCCGACATCGGGAACATGGTTTTGTCTACCGTGGTATACAAAACCGATGTTGACGAAGCGGCAGATATGCTAGAGTTCTTCTTGGGACAAATGCAAGCACACTGCGTCAAAATGGACGGACAACACAAATACCGCTTCGAGTCGGGTGGTTGGCCAATGACGCACTGTATCGGACCAAACGCAGAAGCGGCCGCACAGTCAGCCGTCCGGGAGATACAGCGGTCGCGCAGTGAGTCCGAATAACCGCAAGCTCCGGTGACAAACGAAGAAGCTACCTACGACGTGGCTCTTATACCAAAGAGAACTGCTAAGTTAGAATGGTGTGCTATTTCTGGAGCTTGCGGTCTTCTTAGAAACAACCCAGCGCGGAGCGTGGAGATGAAATACAAACCCGTTGTCACGTTCTGCCCTATGGCTCAATATCACCTAAACGAAGTGATCAATATAGAACAAAGAACGTTCGACGAACCCTGGGAACCACTCGACTTCTACATAGCGCGTAAGAATCCAAATGGCGGTGTGCTCATCGCTGAACGACGCGAACAAGTTATCGGATACGCCGCTTACGCAATCCAAAACAGAAAAATCACTATCCTCAATCTTGCTGTCGATTGCGACTACCGTAATCAAGGTGTCGGTTCATCGCTAGTCGACTCTGCCAAACACTCTATGGTTAGCGGTACAAGACGGGTCACTGCTATCATCCGTGAATCTAACCTCGATGCTCAACTGTTCTTCCAAAGCCAAGGCTTCCGCGCTCTAGGCGTATTACCAAACTACTACGGCTCTAACGAAGATGCCTACCGTTTCACCTGGTGCCACTGGGGTGCTGGCTAAAAGAGAGACGATTCAATGACAGAGCAAAATGATAAATATCTCATGGGAACAGTATAACTCTACGGACCCAGGAGAGCAATGGGATTTGGGGGCGCGCCGCAATAGGACATTATGATAGGGGACCCATCACCACCCCCCACCATCCGGTTCAGTTTCCGTTCGGTTCCTAGCACCATCTGAATTTTGAATCCAGTGAACACGTAGCTGAACGCTCTTTGTAAAGATTATACGAATGGACCCATGACGGCAAGCTGAAATATGAACGCAGTTCGAGGGGGACATACAACAAGGGAGGTACGACCCACCGGCAGGGTCCGGGTCGAATCCTGGTCGGTCTGCACTTCCGTCTTCCACTTCGGTCGCCTCTCAACCGTCGCCATCCATCGACCACTCCCCAGCCTTGCAGCCTCTCAGTCCGTCGTTAGCCCCTCGATGCCCTGCCCTTGGCGATTCCCAGGCCTCTCACCCCCACACAACCACAGCCCTCGCTGCCTCAATCGCCCACCCATCCATGCTCATGGCGCACATAAGCCAGCCATCACAGACCTGTGCCTAGCACGAACTGGGATTGGGAATCGATCCTGGATGCCGCACCTGAACACGCTTCCACCAAGGAAAACGTTGGGTTTCTCGCTCACCGTTCAAGAGGCAAATTTGCCTCTTGAACGGTGAGCGAGAAACCCAACGTTTTCCTTGGTGGAAGCGTGTTCAGGTG